CAGTGTATTCGGTCTGGCAACCGGAACCGATTATGGTGTGGTATTCGGTGCTTTTGCCGGCGCGGTGTTTTATGTCGCCACGGCAACCAACATCGGACGCATCAGGCTGGTCGCTTATTTTATTACATCATTTATTGTGGGAGTGCTTGGCGCCGGGTTGATAGGTACTAAGCTTGCGGCAATAACGCATTATGAAAAACCACTGGATGCACTTGGCGCAGTGATTATTTCTGCAATGTGTATAAAGTTTCTCACTTTTCTTAACAGTCAGGATCTGAACAGCCTGTTCAGTATTCTTTCTCGTATCAGGGGAGGGGGATCAAATGGTAGCAAATGACCCTTCTGCAGTTCTGAATGCCGTAATTTGTGGGGTGATAGTCATCGTTCTGATGTTTTACCGACGCGGTGATGCGACACACCGTCCCCTGATTTCGTTACTGGCCTATGTCATGGTGCTGGTATATGCCAGCGTCCCTTTCCGGTTTGTTTTTGGTTTATATGAATCATCCCACTGGCTGGTGGTGATGGTGAATATCCTTATCTGCGCCGCTGTGCTGTGGGCTCGCGGTAATGTGGCGCGTCTGGTCGATGCACTGAGGCACTGATGAATCAACAACAATTTCAGCAGGCGGCTGGTATTAGCGCCGCGCTTTCTGCGCGCTGGTTTCCACACATTGATGCGGCAATGAGCGAATTCGGTATTACTGCTCCACTCGATCAGGTCATGTTTATTGCACAAACGGGACATGAATCAGCAGGATTTACTGTTCTGAAGGAAAGCTTCAATTATTCAGTGGAGGCGCTGAAGAAGACGTTTGGTAAACGCCTGACGACTTATCAGTGCGAAATGCTGGGGCGTATTGATGGTCGCCAGGTTGCCCACCAGCCGCAAATAGCCAATCTGGTTTACGGTGGCCGCATGGGTAACAAAGACGCCGGAGATGGCTGGAAGTATCGCGGGCGTGGTCTGCTTCAAATCACCGGCCGCGAGAACTACGTCAAATGTGGAGCTGCGCTGAAGCTTGATCTGATCAGCACACCAGAGTTGCTGGCACAGGAGAAGCATGCAGCCCGTTCTGCTGCATGGTTTTTCACATTACGTGGTTGCCTGATGTATTCAGGTGATGTTGTCCGTGTAACGCAGATCATCAACGGTGGCCAGAATGGACTGGCTGACAGAAATAGTCGTTATAACAAAGCGCGGGCGGCGTTGCTGGTATGACAGCGGTCTTTGCTTTCGTTAAGGCGCGGTGGAAAACAATCATTGTTTTGCTGATGTTGGCTGGTGCATTTCTTGCCGGGATCATCTGGAGTGATCGGGGCTGGCAAAAGAAGTGGGCTGACCGCAATAGCATGGAATCTTCACAGGAAGCGAACGCGCAGACTGCCGCACGCTGGATTGAACAAGGGCGCATAATTGCCCGTGATGAGGCTGTAAAAGATGCACAAGCACAAGCCGCTAAATCTGCTGCCACTGCTGCTGGCCTGTCTGCCACTGTTAGCCAGCTGCGTACCGAAGCAACAAAGCTTGCCGCCCGCCAGGACGCCGCAAAGCACACCTCAGATCTTGCCGCTGCCGTCAGAAGCAAAACAGCCGGAGCCGACGCCGCAGTGCTCGCCGACATGCTCGGACGCCTTGCAGAAGAAGCTCGATATTATGCTGAGCGATCTGACGAAAGCTACCGCGCAGGAATGACGTGTGAGCGTATTTACAACTCGGTGAGAGAGTCAACCAACAATCCCATAGCCCCGCACTAGCGGTGCTTTTTACCGGAGTTTATATGCCACCAAGAACACCTAAATCCTGTCGTGTTCGCGGCTGTCGCAGTACAACAACAGATCCATCCGGATATTGTGAAAGTCACAGAAGCGAGGGCTGGAAACAATACAAGCCAGGACAATCCCGTCATCAACGCGGTTATGGTTCGAAGTGGGACGTTATCCGTGAGCGCATACTGAAGCGTGATAAAGGTTTATGCCAGTTATGTCTGCGTGCCGGTGTGGTGCGTGAGGCGAAAACTGTTGACCACATTATCCCTAAAGCGCATGGCGGAACTGATGCCGACAGTAATCTGCAGAGTCTGTGCTGGCCCTGCCATAAGGCGAAGACGGCTCGTGAACGGCTGAAATAAAAACCAGTTTCCACAGCCAGAGGGGAGGGGCGGGGTAAATCCCTGTGGCCTGACGTCTTCCGGACTGCCCGCCTCATCAAATTTTTACGCGCCAAAAATAAGAAACTTTTTTCCGGAAGGTTCAACCTATTGAACTGGAGGTTTTGATGGGTGCTGTTGTGAGATCTTCCGGTGGTGGCCGTAAGCGCAATTTGCCTTCGGGCCAGAAAAGCAAGCTGACCAGGATCGCACCGCCGGAAGAGTTAATGAGTGATATCGCGATCCGCATCTGGAAAACGCAGAGCAAAATTTTAATTGAGCGGGGCGTTTTTTGATCTTGAAGACGCGCCGCTACTCCTGGCGTACTGCAATGCGTTTCACTTGATGATTGAGGCCGAAAAAGTCATCGCGGAAGACGGCCTGACCGTATCAAGTGAAATGGGTGGTGAGAAAAAACACCCTGCAGTCAATGTCCGTAATGACTCCGTTTCGCAGCTCGCCCGTCTGGGTTCACTTCTCGGGTTAGACCCGCTCAGCCGCATAAGAATGACCAGCGGAAAAAATGATCCGGACGATGAAGGGAATGAATTTGATGAGTTTGACTGATGGCTACATATCCGAACGTCAATGCGGCGAACCAGTATGCGCGGGACGTCGTGAACGGGAAGATACTGGCCTGCCGGTTAACCATGCTTGCCTGTCAGCGACATCTTGACGACCTGGAACGTGCCAAAGATCCGCATTGGCCTTACCGCTTCGATAAAAATAAAGCAGAACGTTTCCTTCGCTTTTCCCAGAAAATGCCGCACACCTCCGGAGAGTGGGCTCGCCGGAAGTTGCGGATAGAATTTGAACCCTGGCAAAAATTTGCGCTGGGCGTGCCGTTTGGCTGGGTGCGCAAGGATACCGGTTTTCGCCGCTTCACTGAGATTTACATCGAGGTACCGCGTAAAAATGGGAAATCGGCGATTGCGGCCGCCGTCGGTAACTATATGTTCTGTGCAGATGGCGAGTACGCAGCGGAAGTTTACTGTGGTGCCACAACGGAAAAACAAGCCTGGAAAGTTTTTGCGCCTGCACTGGCGATGGTGAAAAAGCTGCCGGCGTTGCGTCAGAAGTTCTGTATCAAACCCTGGGCAAAGAAAATGACTCGCCCGGATGGTTCCCTGTTCGCGCCAATTATCGGTGACCCTGGAGATGGCGACTCACCATCATGTGCGATCATCGATGAGTACCACGAGCATGATACTGACGCGCTATACACCACAATGACTACCGGGATGGGGGCGAGGGAGCAGCCCATCACGCTGATCATCACCACGGCAGGCTTTGATATTGCCTCGCCTTGCTATGAAAAACGTACTCAGGTGGTCGAGATACTGGAGCGCATCCGGGAGGGTGGTGAAAACGAGGCAATTTTCGGGATCATCTATACCCTGGATGATGACGATGACTGGACACAGCCGGAAGCTCTGATCAAAGCCAACCCGAATTACAACATTTCGGTGAAAGAGGGATTCCTCAAGGCTAAACAGTTGCTGGCGATGTCCACGCCAGGCCAGACCAATAAAATACTCACCAAGCATTTCAACAAATGGGTGAGTTCTAAAGCAGCTTACTACAACCTGCAGAAGTGGATGACCGCAGCAGACAAAACGCTCAGACTGTCCGATTTTGCAGGTGAGGAGTGTTATCTCGGCATCGACCTGGCATCAAAACTTGACCTTAATGCAGTGGTGCCGGTATTCCGCCGTGAAATAGACGGCCTGAGTCATTATTACTGCGTTTCGCCTATGTTCTGGGTACCGGAAGACACCGTCTACGCCACGGACCCGGCGTTGAAAACTATTGCAGACCGTTACCAGTCTTTTGTTAATCAGGGCGTGCTGGTTCCGTCAGACGGTGCAGAAGTGGATTACCGCCTTATCCTGGAAGCGATCCTGAAATTACGGGAAACGGTGAAGATAGCCGCGAGTCCGATTGACCCCTACGGTGCAACCGGCTTATCTCATATGCTGCAGGATGAAGGGCTTGAACCTGTCACCATTACCCAGAACTACACGAACATGAGCGACCCGATGCGTGAGATTGAGGCTGCGATCGCTGCTGGCCGATTCCATCATGACGGTAATCCCTTGATGACCTGGTGTATTTCGAACGTGGTTGGCAAGTACCTGCCTGGTAGCGACGATGTTGTTCGCCCGGTGAAAGAAGGCGCAGGCAACAAAATTGATGGTGCAGTTGGCCTGATGATGGGGGTTGGCCGCGCAATGCTGAACGAGCCGAAAGACTTTCTTTCTAACCTCGATCCTGATGAGGAACTGTTATTCCTGTGAAATCACTAATTATCGATGTGGCCGGGGTGGCAGGCTTCGGCGCGCTGGTGGGAGGTATTTACCTCAAATTTGGCGCGGCGGTTGCTCTTATGGCTGGTGGTAGTGGCCTGCTGCTGTGGGCACTGCTGGCGGCCAGGAGAATAAAAACATGCTGATTGATGCCATTTTCAGAAGCAACTCGCTGGAAAACCCAGCTGTTCCGGTCACCGTTGAAGCGGTCGAAAACGACGGGATCTTTAATGGTGATGTGATTGTTAACCCCCGGACGGCAATGAAACTGGCGGCGGTGTATGCATGTATCTACGTTATTTCATCCAACGTTGCGCAGATGCCCCTGCACGTCATGCGGCGAACCGGGAAGAAGGTTGAAACTGCCCGCGACCATCCTGCCTTTTACCTGGTTCATGACGAACCCAATTCCTGGCAGACCAGCTATAAATGGCGCGAGCTCAAACAACGTCACATTCTGGGCTGGGGTAACGGATATACCAGAGTTCTCCGTCACCGCCGAACCGGTGAAGTCACTGGCCTTGAAGCCTGTATGCCGTGGGAAACAACGCTGCTGAACACCGGCGGGCGCTATACCTACGGCGTGTATAACGAAGAAGGTTCCTTTGCCATTAATCCTGATGACATGATCCACGTCAGGGCGTTGGGTAACGATCAGAAAATGGGGCTCAGTCCGGTTCTTCAGCACGCCGAAACCATCGGTATGGGTATGAGCGGGCAGAAATACACGGAAAGTTTTTTCAGCGGTAACGCCAGACCAGCGGGCATAGTTTCAGTAAAAGGAGAATTGAATGACGGCTCCTGGAAAAGGCTGAAAGAGATGTGGCAAAAAGCCACGGCGATGCTGCGCAGCCAGGAAAACAGGACAATGTTGCTCCCGGCTGAACTGGATTATAAAGCGCTGACGGTTTCCCCAGTCGATGCCCAGCTCATCGACATGATGAAGCTCAACCGTTCCATGATTGCCGGGATTTTCAACGTGCCGGCACACATGATCAACGACCTCGAAAAAGCCACCTTCTCCAATATTTCCGAACAGGCGATTCAGTTTGTTCGCTACACAATGATGCCGTGGGTGACGAACTGGGAGCAGGAGCTTAACCGTAGGTTGTTCACCCGCGCCGAACGGGAAGCCGGGTATTACGTGCGCTTTAACCTAGCGGGCTTATTGCGCGGTACTGCCAAAGAGCGCGCGGAGTTCTATCACTTCGCTATCACCGATGGCTGGATGAGCCGCAACGAAGCACGCGCGTTTGAGGATATGAATCCGAAAGACGGCCTTGATGAAATGCTGGTCAGCGTTAACGCCTCCCGGCCAGCCAAATCCACAACCCAGGAGAACACTCAAGATGAGTGAACGTGAAATTCGCTGTTACAGCGGCGAGGTGCGCGCAGAAACGCACGACAGCGAGCCCAGCCGGATCATCGGGTATGGTTCGGTCTTTGACAGCCGTTCTGAACTGATTTTCGGTTCGTTTCGCGAAATCATCCGGCCCGGTGCGTTTGATGAAGTGCTGAATGACGATGTACGGGCGTTATTCAACCATGACCCCAATTTTATCCTGGGTCGCAGAAGTGCGGGCACGCTGGCACTGACGGTTGATGAGCGGGGTCTGCGTTATGACATCACCGCGCCAGAAACTCAGACAATCCGTGATCTGGTGCTGGCACCAATGCAGCGCGGGGATATCAACCAGTCCTCTTTTGCATTTCGCGTCGCCCGCGACGGAGAGGAATGGTACCAGGACGAGGATGGTGTGGTGATTCGTGAGATTACCCGTTTTTCCCGTCTGCTGGATGTCAGCCCTGTGACATATCCGGCGTATCAGGAGGCAGATTCCGCCGTCCGCTCTATGAAAGCCTGGCAGGAGGCGCGCGATAGTAGCGCACTGCAGAAAGCCATTAACCAACGAATGGCGCGTGAGCGCGTCCTGACCCTTCTTAACGCGTAAGGAAAAACCATGAAATTGCATGAACTGAAACAAAAACGTAACACCATCGCGACCGACATGCGCGCGCTGAACGAAAAAATCGGCGATAACCCATGGACGGATGAGCAGCGTACCGAATGGAACAAGGCAAAATCTGAACTGGAAGCACTCGACGAGCGCATCGCCCGCGAAGAAGAGCTGCGCCGCCAGGACCAGACCTACGTTGATGAAAACGAGGAAGAGCAGCGCAATAATCAGGATCCTGATAAAGACCCGCAGCAGGACGAAAAACGCGGCCAGATTTTTGATAAATGGATGCGTCACGGCGCCAGCGAACTGAGTTCCGAAGAGCGCAAAGCCTTACGCGAACTGCGTGCGCAGGGTGTGGCGCCGGATGAAAAGGGCGGCTATACCGTGCCTGATACCTTCCTGGCGAAAGTGGTCGAACAGATGAAATCCTACGGTGGTATTGCCAGCGTGGCGCAGATCCTCGCTACATCCGATGGGCGCACTATGGAATGGGCCACTGCTGATGGTACCGCTGAAGTGGGTGTGCTGCTGGGTGAAAACGAAGAAGCGGGTGAAGAAGATACCGAATTCGGTATGGATAGTCTGGGCGCGCTGAAAATGACATCCAAAATTATCCGCGTATCCAACGAGCTGCTACAGGACAGTGCGATCGACATGGAAGCCTATCTCGCCCGCCGTATTGCGGAGCGCATTGGCCGCGGTGAAGCGCGTTACCTTATTCAGGGGACCGGCACCGGCACGCCAAAACAGCCTAAGGGTCTGAAAGCATCCGTAACCGGCACTACGCAGACGGCCGCTGCCGGAGCTGTTAAATGGCAAGAGATTCTGGCGCTGAAACACAGTATTGATCCGGCGTACCGCCGCGGGCCGAAGTTCCGCCTGGCGTTCAATGACAATACGCTGAAACTCATCAGCGAGATGGAAGACGGTCAGGGCCGTCCACTCTGGCTGCCTGATATCGTCGGCGTGGCGCCAGCATCAGTGCTGAATGTTCCGTACGTTATTGATCAGGAGATCGATGATATTGGCGCGGGCAAAAAATTCATGTTCTGTGGCGACTTCGACCGCTTCATTATCCGCCGTGTTCGCTACATGATCCTGAAGCGCCTGGTGGAGCGTTACGCGGAATTCGACCAGACCGGCTTCCTGGCGTTCCATCGCTTTGACTGTATTCTCGAAGATACCTCTGCGATTAAAGCGCTGGTGGGCAAAGGCTCGGCAAGTAGCTAATCCCTCTCACCTCTGAACAAACCATGCCGCGTTAAGCGGTTTTTTTGTGCCCGCCACCCGGCGGGCGCAGGAGGATCCTATGTTGCTTTCTCCTGAGGAGATCAAGTCGCAGCTCAGGCTGGATGAGGATTACGCCGATGAAGATAAATTTCTTGAGCTGTTGGGGCGGGCGGTTCAGGCCAGGACAGAAAATTTTCTGAACCGGAGACTTTATACGGCGGAGGCGGGGGTGCCAGCCGACGATCCGGAGGGGCTTATTCTCTCGGATGACATCAGGATGGGGATGCTGCTTCTGGTGACGCACTTCTACGAGAATCGTTCTACCGTCACCGAAGTGGAGAAAGTCGAACTGCCGATGAGCTTTAACTGGCTCGTCGGTCCATACAGGTACATCCCGCTATGAAACTCAGGCAGGCGCAGGCCAGCGCCACATACCTTTTGCCCGACCCAGGCGAACTTGACCAGCGCATTGTTATCCGGCGGCGTGTCGATGTCCCGGCTGATGACTTTGGCGTAACGCCGACGTACCCGGAGCAGATCCGGACGTGGGCCAAAAAAGCGCAACCCGGCGCGGCAGCTTATCAGGGGTCTGTGCAGATAGAAAACAGGGTGACGCACTATTTCACCATCCGTTTTCGCCGCGGTATCACCGCCGATCATGAAGTGCTCCACGACGATATTTCTTATCGGGTTAAACGGGTCCGTGATCTGAACAGTAAACGCCGCTTTCTGTTGCTTGAGTGCGAAGCGCTGGGTACCGATAACGGGAGTGACTATGCCGCAGAAAGCATATTTACACGTTGATTTCGTACAGCCGGAAGAACTGGTGTTTAACCGGGCGAGAATGCGACGGGCGTTCGTCAAAATTGGTCAGGTGCACATGCGTGATGCGCGGCGACTGGTCATGAAACGTGGCCGCTCGAAGCCAGGCGAAAACCCCTCGTACCGCACCGGCCAGCTGGCGCGTTCTATCGGCTACTACGTACCCCGTGCGTCAAAAAAACGTCCGGGGCTCATGGTGAAGATCGCGCCTAACCAGAAAAACGGCGAGGGCAACCGGCATATCAACGGTGCCTTTTACCCCGCCTTTCTGTTCTACGGTGTTCGCCGTGGGGCGAAGCGTAAGAAAGGCCATCATCGCGGCGCATCAGGCGGCAGCGGCTGGCGTGTGGAACCACGTAACAACTACATGACTGAGGTTCTGGATAAACGCCGCAGCTGGACACGTTATGTGCTCTCCCGCGAATTGCGAAAATCACTCCGTCCTCAGCGAAGGAAGAAAAAATGAAATTAACCCCGATTATTGCGGCACTTCGCAGCCGTTGCCCTCGGTTTGAAAACCGTGTGGGTGGCGCAGCGCAGTTTAAAGCGATACCGGAGGCCGGAAAGCTCAGACTACCAGCCGCGTATGTTGTGCCAGCCGAAGACGTCACGGGTGAGCAGAAATCGCAGACCGACTACTGGCAGGATTTGACGGAGGGTTTTTCCGTCATCGTGGTACTCAGCAACGAACGGGATGAAAAAGGGCAGTGGGCTTCTTACGACGCAGTTCACGACGTCAGGCAGGAAATCTGGAAGGCGCTGCTGGGGTGGGAGCCGGATCCGCAGGCGCATGAAATTCAGTATGCGGGTGGGATGCTTCTCGATCTGAACCGCCACGAACTGTATTACCAGTTCGACTTCACGGTGAAGTATGAAATTACCGAAACAGACACCCGCCAGCAGGATGATCTGGACGGCCTGCCCGACCTTAAAACGCTCAGTATTAATGTTGATTTTATCGAACCCGGTACCGGGCCAGATGGCGACATCGAGCACCACACCGAAATTACATTTCAGGAATAAACCATGTTTGTGAAACCCGCAAAAGGGCGATCGGTTCCCGATCCGGCCCGTGGCGACCTTTTACCTGAAGGAGGTCGAAATGTTGATGAGAATAACTACTGGCTGCGCCGCGAGGCCGCTGGTGATGTCCGGCGCACGAATAAAAAGGTGAAAACAAATGGCGATTAGTTTTAATTCCATCCCGTCAGATACACGGGTTCCGCTGTTTTATGCCGAGATGGATAACTCGGCGGCAAATACCGCCCGGGACAGCGGGGCATCACTGCTGATTGGTCACGCCAGCAATGATGCGTCAATTGCCGTCAACAGTCTTGTTCTGGTGTCATCGGTTGATTATGCCCGTCAGATTTGCGGTGCCGGAAGCCAGCTGGCCCGTATGGTCGGGGCGTACCGTAAGACCGATCCATTTGGCGAACTGTATGTCATTGCCGTACCTGAATCCACAGGCGCGGCAGCAACCGTCGCTTTGACGGTAACTGGCGAAGCGACGGAAACCGGAACGGTGAATGTCTATACCGGCCGAACCCGCGTTCAGGCTCCCGTGACCAGCGGTGATGACGCTGCGGCGGTGGCTGTGAGCATTAAGGATGCGGTCAATGCAAACCCTGATCTTCCCTTTACGGCAACATCAGAAGCGGGGGTGGTGACACTGACTGCGCGCCACAAGGGGTTATATGGAAATGAAATTCCGGTCACTCTCAATTATTACGGCTTTGGCGGTGGGGAGGTGTTACCGGCGGGTGTGAATATTACGGTTGCCAGCGGCGTGAAGGGGGCTGGTGCGCCAGCTCTTAACGACGCGGTGGCAGCGATGGGAGATGAGCCGTTCGATTATATCGGCCTTCCGTTTAACGACACGGCATCGGTGAACACGATGGCAACTGAAATGAATGATTCCAGCGGTCGCTGGAGTTATGTCCGGCAGTTGTATGGTCACGTTTATACGGCGAAGACGGGGACTCTGTCGGAGCTTGTGGCCGCGGGTGACCAGTTTAACCTGCAGCACATCACCATGGCGGGCTATGAGAAAGACACCCAGACGCCTGCTGATGAACTGGCTGCAAGCCGTACTGCCCGTGCTGCGGTTTTTATCCGTAACGATCCGGCGCGCCGACCCAGACCGGGGAACTGGTGGACATGCTGCCGGCACCGAAAGGCAAACGCTTCACGACGACTGAACAGCAGACGTTACTTTCCCACGGTGTGGCAACGGCGTATGTGGAAAGCGGCGTGCTGCGTATTCAGCGGGATATCACGACGTACAGGAAAAATGCGTATGGTGTGGCGGATAACAGCTACCTTGACAGCGAGACGCTGCATACCAGTGCTTATGTGTTGCGCCGTCTGAAATCTGTTATTACCAGTAAATACGGGCGCCATAAACTTGCTAATGATGGTACGCGTTTCGGGTCTGGTCAGGCCATTGTCACGCCTGCCGTTATCCGTGGTGAGCTGGGATCAACATATCGCCAGATGGAGCGGGAAGGCATCGTGGAAAACTTCGATCTGTTCCAGCAACATCTGATAGTTGAGCGTAACGCGAACAATTCGAACCGCCTGGATGTGCTGTTTCCGCCTGATTATGTCAATCAGTTACGTGTGTTTGCAGTGCTTAACCAGTTCCGTCTGCAGTACAGCGAGGAGGCTGCATAATGGGAAAAATTGCGGGAACAACGTATTTCAAAATCGATGGACAGCAACTGTCGGTAACCGGAGGGATTGAAGTCCCCATGAACACCAAAGTTCGTGACGACGTGATTGGCCTGGATGGTTCCGTTGACTACAAGGAAACCAGCCGGGCACCGTATACGAAGGTGACCGCCAAAGTGCCGAAAAACTTCCCGGTCGATAAAATTACGTCTTCTGATGTTATGACCATCACATCAGAGCTGGCAAATGGTCAGGTGTATGTTCTCTCAAACGCCTGGCTGCACGGCGAAGCCAACCATAACCCGGAAGAGGGCACCGTGGATCTTGAGTTCCACGGTGAGGAGGGATTTTACCAGTGATAAAAGAACTTGTGCTCAAAAAGCCGATTATGGCGCATAACGAAAAGCTTCATGTGCTGGAGCTGCGCGAACCGTCCTACGATGAAATCGAAGCCATTGGTTTTCCGTTCACCGTTTCCGGTGACGGCGGCGTCCGGCTGGACAGTTCGGTTGCGCTGAAATATATCCCTGTGCTGGCAGGTATTCCACGCTCCTCGGCAGCGCAACTGGCAAAACTGGATATTTTCAAAGCCTGTATGTTGATCCTCAATTTTTTTACCCGGTCGGAGACGGAGGAGGACTCAGAAAGCGGGTCTACAACACCGCATACTTCTGGCGAATAAACCCCCTGGAGCTCGGCGGGCGGCGATATCCGATTTTCTGGAGCTGGAGTCGGAGGCTGTCCGTATCAATGAGGAAATGAAGCATGGCTGACAGTTTCCAGTTAAAGGCCATTATCACTGCCGTTGACCAGTTATCGGGTCCGCTGAAAGGGATGCAGCGGGAACTGAAGGGATTTCAGAAAGAAATGGCCGGGCTGGCGATCGGTGCTGCTGCTGCCGGGACCGCTGTTCTTGGGGCGCTGGCGCTGCCCGTGAATGCTGCGATCGGCTTTGAGTCAAAAATGGCTGACATCCGGAAGGTGGTTGACGGCCTGGATGATAAAAAAGCATTCGCGCAGATGAGTGACGATATCCTGACGCTGTCCACACAGTTACCGATGGCGGCGGAGGGAATTGCAGAGATCGTGGCGGCGGGCGGGCAGGCAGGCATTGCCCGCGGCGATTTGATGCAGTTTGCGAACGACGCAGTGAAAATGGGTGTGGCGTTTGATACCACTGCCGAAGAGTCCGGTCAGATGATGGCGCAGTGGCGGACAGCGTTCAGACTGACGCAGGAAGACGTGGTTGTCCTGGCCGATAAAATCAACTATCTGGGGAATACCGGCCCGGCAAATGCGAAGAAAATTTCTGATATCGTGACGCGGATTGGTCCGCTTGGCGGTGTTGCCGGAGTGGCATCCGGCGAAATTGCCGCGATGGGCGCCACCATTGCCGGGATGGGGGTTGAATCGGAGATAGCCTCCACCGGCATCAAAAACTTCATGCTGTCGTTAACCGCAGGTAATTCGGCAACCAAAGCCCAGAAACAGGCTATGGCTTTCCTGAAGCTGAATCCCCGGAAACTCGCTGAGGATATGCAAAAGGATTCGCGCGGGGCCATGCTGAAGGTGCTGGACTCGCTCGCGAAAGTGCCAAAAGCTAAACAGGCCGCCGTCATGAATGCGCTGTTTGGCAAGGAGTCACTTAGCGCGATTGCCCCGCTGCTGACCAACCTGGATTTGTTACGCACCAATTTTGATCGTGTGGCTGATGCCCAGGAATATGGCGGCTCGATGCAGAAGGAATACGCATCCCGCGCGGCCACAACAGAAAACCAGCTGGTTCTGCTGAAAAACAGCGTCAATGCGATTTCGGTAACGCTGGGCGATACCTTCCTGCCCGCCATTAACGAAGCTGCAGAAGCGGTCATGCCTTACCTGGAGCAGCTCCGGACATTCGTTCGCGCGAATCCTGAACTGGTTCAGTCTGCGGCGAAGTTCGGCGCGGCGCTGCTGGCTGTTGGCGTATCCATTGGCAGCCTGTCCCGGGCTGTCAAAATCCTGAACAGTGTCATTAATCTCTCTCCGGCGAAAGTCGCCATTGCGGCGCTGGTGGCCGGCGCTATGCTGATCATTGAGAACTGGGACGATGTTGCTCCGGTGATTAAGGCGGTATGGCAGGAGGTCGATAACGTTGCGCAGGAGATGGGCGGATGGGAGACGGTGATTGAAGGGGTTGGTCTGGTTATGGCTGGTTCTTTTACCGTCAGGACCATTGGTGCCCTGCAGCAGTCCGTCCTGCTGGCCGGACGGCTTTCCGGTCTGCTGGGTAAAATTGGCCGGATGGGGGTCATGACGCTGACAATTGGCGTGGCGGTGTCACTCTTTAAAGAGCTTAAGGATCTGGAGCAGGGGGCAAAGGATGCGGGTATGGATGCTGGCGCATTCGCTGTACAGAAGCTGCAAACGAAGGAGCGTGAACGCGGGTATAACGGTTTTATTCCCAGACTCAAAGAGCTTCTTGGTATGGACACCCCGATTCCGCAGGGGCGTTATCAACCTTATGTGCCACTGACCCGGCGTTCTGGCGTACTCGGGCGAGCTGTCCCGCCATCAACGCAGCGCAGCGAACTCAAAGTGACATTTGAGAATGCACCACAAGGTATGCGTGTGACTGATATACCGAAATCCGGTAATCCATTGATGAACATCAGCCATGATGTGGGTTACTCACCCTTTCGTACATCACGATAAACCTGCTCCGGCAGGTTTTCTTATGGGGTAAATATGGCTTTTTTCTCCTCAACTGGCTGGCGCGGGCGCTGCGTGATGCATCATTTCGTGGAGTGCCTTTCTCCGTTGAAGATGATGAAAGCACCTTTGGACGCCGCGTACAGGTACATGAATATCCGAACAGGGATAAGCCCTGGACGGAGGATTTAGGTCGCGCCACGCGCCGCCTGACGATAAATGCTTATCTTGTCGGTGATGATTACGCAGACAGGCGGGATCGTCTTATTGGTGCCATTGAAACCGCAGGCCCTGGTACGCTGGTCCATCCGCAGTATGGCGAAATGCAGGGCAGCATTGACGGACAGGTCAGGATCACTCACAGCAGTACAGAAGGGCGCATGTGTCGTGTCTCCTTTCAGTTTGTGGAAAGTGGTGAACTTTCTTTTCCGGTGGCGGGAATGGCAACGGCGAAGCGCCTGGAAACATCAGGCGGGATTTTCGACGATGCGATTGACAGTATGTTTTCCACATTCTCGTTGTCAGGTATTTCTGATTTTATCCAGAACGATGTCATTGCCGATGCTGCCTCCATGCTGGGCGATGTTGCCGATGCTTTCAGGATGGTTGACTCCGGCGTGTCTGCCGCAATGCGGCTGTTACAGGGGGATTTGTCTGTCATTCTGATGCCACCGGGCGCCGCAAGTGATTTCGTTAACGCACTGCAAAAAGCCTGGCGCTCAGGTGACAGGCTCAGAGGCAGTACATCGGATCTGGTCACGATGATAAAAACGATGTCAGGTATCACCCTTGATCCCGGTCTTTCCCCCCGTGGCACCTGGCCCACTGACTCCGGATCTGCTGCGAAACAGAAAATGCAACGCAATATGATCGCAGCCGCCATCAGGACAACAGCCATCAGCACAGCCGTCCACGCCGTGACAACACTGAAGCAGCCGCGTGATGTACCTGGTGTCCGGGGCGTAAATCAGCCTGCAGGAACAGGCCGTGACTCAGACATTATCACTGTCATGCACCCGGCGCTGGATGGTGTACAGACAGTCAGTAATGGCAGCTCTCCACCGAATTATGAGGATCTGAAAGCTATCCGGACCGCGCTCAATGCTGCGATTGACCAGGAGCAGTTGCGTATCCGGGATGATGTGCTTTTCCAGCAAATTTCCGTTATGCGGACGGATCTCAATCGCGATATTTCTGCACGACTGGCACAGGTTGAACGTACTGCATTGCGAACGCCTGATGATGTTCTGCCTGCGCTGGTACTGGCTGCGACCTGGTATGACGACGCCGGGCGGGAATCTGACATCCTCACTCGTAATCCCGTTCCCCATCCGGGATTTATCCCGGTTGAGCCGCTGAGGGTTCCGGTACGATGAATAATACGGTTTTTTTACGCGTCAACGGGCGTGACTGGGGAGGATGGACGTCAGTACGGATAAGTGCGGGCATTGACCGTATTGCCCGGGACTTTAATGTCTCGATCACCCGGCAGTGGCCTGGTGGAGAAGACGTACCGCCAGTAAAAAATGGTGACGCTGTAGAGGTACTCATTGGCGATGATTTAGTCATTACCGGCTGGGTTGAGGCGTTACCGCTACGTTATGATGCGCAGACCATTATGACGGGCATTGTCGGGCGCAGCAAAACGGCAGATCTTATCGACTGTTCTGCGTCGCCTGCACAGCATAACGGGAAAAATTTATTCCTGATCGCCAGCGCACTTGCCCGGCCATTCGGTGTGGACGTTGTTGATGCAGGCGCGCCGGCAGCCGCCGTTATTGAGGCTCAGCCGGAACATGGTGAAACGGTTGTGGACTGTCTGAACAGGTTGCTTGGACAGGCTCAGGCGCTGGCATATGACGACGAACGGGGACGGCTGGTTCTCGGCAGGCCGGGCAGTATGAAAGCAGCCACGGCACTGGTACTTGGCGAAAATATTCTTTCCTGTGATACCGAGCGTAGTGTTCGTGAGCGTTTCTCCAGTTATCTGGTTACGGGGCAGCGTCCTGGTACGGATGACGATTTCGGCGAGGCAACCATTGCTGCTATCCGGCAGAGTACTGGTGATGCAGGCGTCACGCGGTATCGTCCCCACACCATTCAGCAGTCAGGAACTGCCACAACTGACAGCTGCAAATCACGCTGTGAATTTGAAGCCCGTCAGCGTGCGGCGAAAACGCTGGAAACCACCTATACCGTACAGGGATGGAGACAGGGGAATGGCGAATTGTGGAAACCGAACCAGGCCGTGGTGGTATATGACCCGCTGAACGGTTTTGACAATGAAACGCTGGTGATCGCCGAAGTGACGTACAGCCAGGACAATAACGGCACCCTGACCGAAATCCGGGTGGGGCCTGCGGATGCTTATCTTCCTGAACCATTCAGGCCGAAAGCGAAGAAAAAAAGTCAGTGAGGAGGCGGATTTCTGATGGCTAACCATCCTCTTCAGAACATGATAACGCGCGCAGTCATTACCGCGATTGATACCGTCAGAAAATGCCAGACTGCCGGACTGAAACTTATTGCCGGTGAAAAAAAAGAAAATGTGGAGCATCTTGAACCTTACGGTTTCACCTCTGCAGCACAGAATGGCGCAGAAGCGGTGGTATTGTTTCCCGGCGGTGACCGTTCGCACGGAGTGGCTGTGGTTGTGGCTGACCGCCGCTTCAGACTGAAAGGGCTGGCGCGCGGGGAAGTCGCGCTATATGACGATCAGGGGCAGTCGGTCACATTAACCCGCGCCGGAATAGTGATAAATGGCGGCGGAAAGCCAGTTATTTTCACGAATGCCACTAAAGCACGTTTTGAAATGCCGATCGAATCCACTGGCGATATCAGGGACAACTGTGACAGCAGTGGAAAAACGATGGCTGAAATGCGCACGACCTATAACGGTCATACCCATAAAGAAAATGGCGATGGCGGCGGTATAACCGATAAGCCTGTCCAACCCATGAGCTGACATCATGATCCTTTATGTTAATGGAATCCGTAAGGATGCCACGGCTTCGCTCGACCTTTTGACGCGGGCAGTGGTGATTTCTCTTTTTACCTGGCGCCGGGCGGAGCGGGATGACAGGACCCCACAGCCATACGGCTGGTGGGGGGACACCTGGCCTGCTGTTCAGAATGACCGCATCGGTTCCCGCCTCTACCTGCTGAAACGCCGCAAACTCACCAATAAAACGCCGCAGGATGCCCGTGAATACATGCAGCAGGCGCTGGCGTGGATGACAGACGATGGCGTGGCGGCACGTATTGATGTGACATCTGAACGCACAGGAACAGATACCCTGGCAGCTGGCGTGACGATATATCAGCTGGACGGGGTAATTCACAATATTACATTCGATGATATATGGAGCAAACTTAATGGCTGACAGTCAATTTGCACGTCCTGAACTTCCTCAGTTGATTGCTACCATTCGCAGCGATTTACTGACCCGTTTTCAGCAGGATGTTGTGTTACGTCGCATGGATGCCGAGGTTTACAGCCGGGTACAGGCTGCTGCCGTACATACGCTGTATGGTTATATCGATTATCTGGCCCGGAATATGCTGCCTGATATGTGTGATGAGGACTGGCTTTACCGTCACGCGAGGATTAAGCGTTGTCCCAGGAAAAATGCCGTATCTGCGAAGGGATTTGCACGCTGGGATGGTATTGCCGGAACGCCGGAGATCCCCGCGGGTACACAGATTCAGCGGGATGATCAGGTTACATTCACGACCCTGCAGACGGTGAAAGCTTCCGGCGGCCTGTTACGTGTGCCGGTTATTGCTGATGTGGCGGGAACTGCCGGTAACACTGACGATGGTACGGCGTTACGCCTTGGCACGCCGATTACTGGTATTCCTTCTACAGGTTACGCTGACACTCTGACCGGGGGGGCTGATACAGAGGAACCTGAAACGTGGCGCGCGCGCGTCATGGAACGCTATTACTGGATACCACAGGGGGGCGCTGATCCTGATTACGTCATCTGGGCAAAGGAAATCGCGGGAATAACCCGTGCGTGGACATTCCGCCATTATAAGGGGACCGGCACCGTTGGTGTGATGGTGGCTACCAGTAACCCTGTTAATCCGGCTCCTGGCGACGATCTCGTTAAGGCTGTACGTGACCATATTTTGCCGCTGGCACCTGTTGCTGGCGGCGGTCTCTTTGTTTTCGCTGCCACTGAAAAAAGCATTCCGGTAACAGTCGCACTGGCCAAAGATACCCCGGAAATTCGTACTGCCATTATTGCAGAACTAAATGCGCTGATGCTGCGTGATGGCGCGCGTCCGGAAAAATTTATGTTTCGCGAATCAGCGAGGCGATAAGTCTGGCGACCGGGGAAGTGGCACATCAGCTGCGTGTGCCGGCGGCAGATGTGGTACTGGGAAAAACTGAACTTCCTGTCCTGGGGAATATAACCTGGGCCACCTATACCGGGGAGAACGGATAACTATGGCGTTGCAGGACGAATATACGCAGTTACTTTATCACCTTCTGCCGGAAGGACCCGCCTGGGACGGAGAAAATCCACTGATTGAAGGGCTGGCGCCGTCGCTGAACCGGGTACATCAGAGAGCGGATGAACTGATGGCTGAAATTGATCCGGCCAGAACCACAGAACTGATAGACCGTTATGAACAGCTGTATGGCCTGCCTGATTCCTGTGCACCGGAAGGCGTGCAGACATTACAGCAGCGCCAGCAACGGCTGGATGCAAAGGCGAATGTTGCTGGTGGTATAAACGAGAGGTTTTATCGGGAACAGCTTGATGCGTTGGGGTATACCGCTGCCACCATTGAGCAGTTTCAGAATCTCGACAGCACACCCGATCCTGAATGGGGGGAATTCTGGCGTTACTACTGGCGTGTGAATATTCCGGCTGATGCGAACATCAGCTGGCAGACCTGTACAAGCACCTGCGATTCTGCGATCAGAACGTGGGGCGATACTGTTGCTGAATGTGTGATCGATAAGCTTTGTCCGTCACATACGGTTGTTGTTTTTGCTTATCCGGAAGGAAAAGAGAATGCACAGAATTGATACGCCCACCGCGCAAAAAGATAAATTTGGTCAGGGAAAAAACGGATTTACGAATGGTGATCCCGCCACGGGCCGCCGCGCAACGGATCTCAACAGTGATATGTGGGATGCAGTCCAGGAAGAGGTCTGCACTGTTATTGAAGCCGCCGGCATACAACTCAGTAAAGGCGAACATACGCAGCTTCACGCCGCCATTGGCAGGCTGATCGATGAACAGGTTAAAACCCGTCTTGAAAAAAATCAGAATGGCGCGGACATCCCGAATAAGCCGCTGTTTCTCCAGAACGTTGGTTTAGAAGAAACGATAAATCTGGCTGCGGGCGCACTGCAAAAAGACCAGAACGGCGCCGACATTCCGGACAAGGGGTTATTTGCACAGAATATCGGGGCGGCGCTGGCATTTAGTGGCGGGATTCATATCGGAGGTGACAGCAATCCGTGGACTACGGCAGAATTTATCGCCTGGCTGGAGTCGCAGGGCGCATTTAATCATCGGTACTGGATGTGTCGGGGTTCATGGAGCTACGCCGACAACAAAACCATCACGGATACTGGCTGTGGCAATATCTGTCTGGCCGGTGCAGTTGTTGAGGTGATGGGATTTCGTAGCGCAATGACAATACGCGTCACTACCCCAACAACAACGTCAGGAGGAGGGGTTGCCAGCGCTCAGTTTACGTATATCAATAACGGTGGTGATTACTCTCCGGGCTGGCGACGAGAGTTTAGCCGTACTGGCGACGAGATGACCGGCAACCTCTACCTTAAAAATGATGGCCGTGTGAATTTCTGCATTATGAATGAAGACGGAACGCCCCGTATGTGGCTCTTCAAGGATAAAGGCGGAGATGGTATTCATATCAACAATGGTAATGATGGAGGCGGGGATTTTATTTTCGGTAAAGACGGCAGTTTTTATGCTTCCGCAGTCCGTGCAGGCATCGGAAAAAAACTGTCACTGACGAGCAATAATAATTCGACAATGACAGCCACGTTTAATTTATGGGGCGACGCAAACAGGCCTACTGTAATTGAACTGGATGACGATCAGGGATGGCAGTTCTACAGCCAGCGAAATACAGATGGCAGTATTTCGTTCAGAGTAAATGGCCAGATGGAACCGAATAGCTATTCCAACTTTGACAGCCGTTACGTGCAGGATATCAGGCTGGGTAGCCTGCAATATGGACAGGTATGGAACGGTCCGGGGTTCAGTGACACGTCTGGTTACGTAATAACCGGTATCATT